TGCGATACCAATCCGGGCGGTCTAACGGCTTGTTCCAATACTTCGCCGCCGCTTCCGCGTTGCGCTGATTCCTGTATTTGAGATTCATCTTTCCACCCCCGAATCGCTTTGTGCTCCCTCATCGCTTGCTGGCGACTCCCTTACCGTGCTGGTACGCGTCCTGTATTCGTCCCCGCCCTCATACGGGTTCCAGTCCTCAAGTTCCCGCGCCTCGTTCGGACTCATTATCTCCGTGTTGATAGCGACCTGATACCCTTCCATCCGCGTCTTGAAATCGCCGCGCTGCAATGCGTTAAGGTTGAACTTCGCAAAATACGAAGCCCTCTCTTCAGGCGTTAAAAGCATCCTGCGAATCGCAGACTCGTACTTCGGAGCGTCAACGGAAAACATCTGGTAGAACAGCATGAACTGCTCCGCCGACGCATACGTTGGAGTCGCGCTGCTCGCGCCGATCAACATCAGCGGCACGCGGAACAGCCCGCATATCTGCGATTCCGTCATCTTCATCTGCTCCAGGAATTGCGCGTCCACGAGTTTGATCGAAGGGAACTGTATGTCCATGCCCTCATCGATCAGCATGAATTCATGCGATTTGCCCAGGCCCTGGTATTTCTCCTTCAGCATGTTCCGCAAGTCGGCGTGCGCTTGTGTATTCAGACGCAACGGATGCTTGATGATCGCTCCCGGATGCATTCCGCTTGCGAAATACTTCGCAAGGAACTGCTCCCCCGCAAGTGCAAGCCCGATTGTCTCCCTCGCGTACTGTATCGGGTTGACGCCTGTTACCCCGTCGAGCGTCATGCCGCGCAGGTGGAACATCTTCTCCTGCGGAATCTCCCGCGTGTTTCCGTCCGGCATCCTGACTTTGTAGGTCAGGCGGAATTTTTCATCCTGCTCGACATCAACAGAGCCGTCCTTCAGCGGCACGAGTTCCGCCACTTGGCCGCGAAGCGATGTCAATTTGTACGCGTAGAAGTTTCCAGTAAGCGATATATGCGCTTCAGCCATCTCCCAAAATTCCGGCGCGGTCATCCATGAGTTCGGCTGGTTCAGCAGGACTTCGTACAGCGGATGGTCTTTCGCCTTTTCCTTGCCGCCACTCACGACGCGCATCAAGTGGCACGGCAATCTCGCAAGCGTCGATGCGCGAAGGCGCACGCAATTCTGCACCGTCACGAGGCGCATTGAGGATTCGGACCCGACGGCGATTCCGGAAGACGTGATACTGTCCCCAAGAATCTCGCGGATCATCCTCGCTTCCTGCGGCGACAGCGCGGCGCGTATCCGCGACACCATACCCCGTATGGCATCCACAAGCCACATATCGGCCCCTTCAGAACGTCAGTATTTCTGCTTCCGGAGAACCGTACCCGGAAATATCCGATGTGTTTCTAACGGCGCGGTCAAGCGCCATCAGCATCGCCACAACGCCGTCGATCTTTTCTCTCGACTTGCCCTTGTCTGGCTTTATGTTCCCGGCCGGGTCGGTTCTCATCGTCACGTTGCTCATCATCCACGCGAGTACCGGATTGTTCCCGTGCGCAATGCCGCAGGAGAGGATCAGCTTCTCCGCTTCCTTCGACGCGGGCGACATCGACGCGAACCCCTGCCCGAACGCCACGGTAGTTATCCCCTCCGCGTCAAGTTCCGTTACCAGTTTCGCCGAACCCCATCGGTCGAACGCAACCTCGCGGATGTCGTATATCTGCGCATCGGCGATTATCTGCGCCTTGATGTATTCCTGATCCACCACATCGCCGGGAGTGGCGTATATGTACCCCTGACGTATCCATGTGTCGTATGGAACGCGATCCTTGCGGCATCTATCCGCCACGTTGTTTTGCGGAACGAAGAACCTGCACAAGACTTGATATTTGTCGCCCATAACCGCCGGAGGGAATACGCCGACCCATGCCGTAATGTCCAGCGTGGACGACAGGTCCAGGCCCCAATACGACTGCCTTCCCCGAAGCGCCTCGGGATCAACAGGAGTTCCGCACGCGCTCCAGCGCTCCGCCGGTATCCACCGCGTCTCGCTCTCCGTCCACATGTTCATCCGGAACCGGAGAAACGAATTCTGCGCCGTTGGAGTCTCACGGGCCTGTTTGCATTGCTCCGCGAGTTCGTCCTCGTAAACGGATATTCCGAGGTTCGGGTTCGACTTGACCCACGTCTTCGGATCAAGCCAATCGTCTTCGTCATCCAGCGTGTAGATCGCGCCGAAAACGGAATCATCCTCTATGATGCCTTCGAGGATTTTGCAGACGTAATCGCGCTGCTCCCAGCAAATCGAGTGGCGGTCGAACCCGGCAGTCGTTATCGCGCAACGCAACGGCTGACGGCGAGAACCGGAAGCCGTAGAAACCTTGTCCCACAGATCACGAGTCTTGTGCGCGTGCAGTTCGTCCACTAACGCGCCGTGGATGTTCAACCCGTCGAGCGTGTCTTCATCGCCGCCTAGTGGATCGAACTTCGACGCGGTGGCGTCTATCGTCAGATGCCCAGTGTATACACCGACGCGGCGCCGCAGCGATGGGGACGACTGCACCATCCGCCGCGCCTCGGACCAAATGATCTTCGCCTGGTCGCGCATCGTAGCGGCGCAATATATCTCCGCTCCAGGTTCCTTGTCCGCGACGAACAGGTATAGACCTACGCCGGCCATCAACGTAGATTTGCCGTTTTTGCGCGCAACCTCGATGTAGGCAGTGCGGTATCTGCGCCGTCCGTCGGAGCGCATCCAACCGAACAGCGACCAAATGACGAACTGCTGCCACGGCGACAGGACAAACACGCTCCCGGCCCACTCGCCCTTGGAGTGGCGCAGGTGCGAAAAAAAATCTATCGCACGCTGGCCGGCGGCCTCATCGAAATACAGTCCGCGAGGATGCGGCCCAGGAACGCACGCGGCCCGATCCGCTCGATGCCTCTCGCACAACAGGCGTATCCATTTGCACGCGGGTATCCGCCCGGAGATGACATCGGTAGCGTATCGCTCCGCCGGATGGAGCGCGTCGGAACTACCCGTCGATGAGTTTGTCGAGCGGGTCTTTTTCCGAGCCATCTCTCACCGTGGGCAGTCTGTACCGCGACGCCGGGGTCAGCCCAAAATCCTTTAGCCATGACAACAGCACGCTATTCCACCGGGTCGCCTCTTTGAGTAGCGATGCGTTTACGCCGTCCTCGCGCACGGACCGTATCAACGCCCTGCTGGTAGCCATCGCGGAGCAGAGCAGGCCGAATCCGTGAGCGTCAGTATCCGACAGGCGCCCCTGCCGGCCCAGTTGCGGAGCGAGGCGATCCCATATCTCGCGCTCCGCAGCGTCAAGCCACTCCGGCGCGTCCGGGACATACGGGGCCGGAGCTGGCATATCCGCACGCGATAGCGTATTACGGCCATCGAGACTGCGGTGGCTCATCGGGTCCGGCAACGGACCACGCTTACCCATAGCACCTCCGAATTACAATATTGTTATCAGTATCGGGAACCCGGAATCGCGTGAGGAGCGGGGCCCCAGTCGGTTTTCCACAAAAGCGTCAAAGATTTGACACACCCCCCGCTTGTCCGTCAAAGTTTTGACGGCATGATGCTTGCGGCACAGTGTTTGGAGGTTGTCGGTGTCAAATTTTTGACCGCCGGCAGACAGTGGCACGATGTGGTCTACTATCTCNNCCCTGCCATCGGCGAGGCACATCTCGCACAGCGGATGCGCGGCGATGTATGCGTTGCGGGCGCGTGTCCATGCCGCGTCATATCCCCGCTTGTGCGCCGGCCCCCTGACCGCATAGTCGATCCTGTATTGCTCCGTCCGGTCGGCAGGCGTCGGCTGATGGCGTGGGCAGTACCTGTCTGGCGGTCTCACGAGATCCGCGCATCCTACATGGGCGCATGGTTTGCGTGAGCGTAGTGGCATATATATATATACACGCCAATTGGCCAAAAAAAGGTGGGCGGGTGACAATTTTTGTCACTTTTCGGAGTTACGAATGACATTTTTTGTCACTAATAACATGCTGATATCGTTGCACATTCAGCCATTGTGACGTTTTTTGTCGCTTTTAGGTGACGTTTTTTGTCACTTTCTGCAATCACATAATTGTTATGTATATGATTATTAATGGATTATATCGCCTCTCTGTGTTGGCACATCGTATGCACATAATATAGACAACAAACAATGGAGGTGGCGATCATGGCGTACGGCA